TGCCTGAGACATTATATGGATAATCACTTGGATCCATGGCAAAAAGATTTGCTAATAACTTAAACTCTTGTTTCAACCCATTGTACAATCGTTTATGCACCGCAGACATTATCCTACTGCCACGCTCCATAAGAGCTACCGTTGTACCAACTGGCATCTCGGTATTTTGTATATTACCTGTACCGATATCTGTCGTACCAACAAACTTTTGTGCCGCATTTACAACAAATCCTAGTAATTGGAATAACGTGCCACTAGGTTCTTTATATGGCAGAGGCATAAGTGAGCTTCGTAATTCAGCTCCCACTACATCTACATCTCTCCATTCTCCTGGTTGTAGCGGTTGGTCATCATCACGGATACGTAAGCCACGAGCTTTAAATCCCGCTGGCATATTAGATAATGTTCCTGCATCAATGAGCTGTCGTAAGTTTGCAGTAGCCGTTCTTGACAAATTACCTAATAAATGTATCAAACCGTTACCATAAAACCCTAATCCAGGAGTAAATGGGTAGTGTACAAAGTAGGGTTTTTTACGTTTTAAAGGATCATTTTCATCAAAATTACGGTAAATTGACAAAATCTCGCCTGTTTCTTCGGCAACAGTCACAATATAGGGTAGTTGTATACCTGTAGGCTCGTTATTTGCGCCTAAATCAGGAAAATTTTCTAAATCTAAGTAACAATGGCACTCAAAAAGTGTAATTTGTTCATTTGCTCCCGCTTTTTCAATACCAGATAGCTCTTCTTTTGTTTGTTCTAACTCGCTTGTGTCACCTTCACCAGCCATAACCTCAACATCACGATAAAAACCACTTACTTGTAGCTTGCGTAACTCATTTTTATTGTATTTTATGATATGTGTTACCCGATCTGCACTTTGTAAGTCCGTTGCAGTAAAAGGCACAAGTATATCTTCAGCCATAACAAACTTACTGACTGGTCTACCTAGCTGTGGGTCATTATACACTTTTTTAAATGCACTACCACATAGTCCTAAGTAGTATAACATTTGGTCAAACTCATAATCGTACTCATCCATCTCATGAATTATTTGGTAATTCATAAAATCTTTAATACGATCTGCCTGTTTTTCCAGTTCGGGGGTAGTATCACCAATCACTTGTGTACGTACTGGTCCGTTTGGAGGTAATAATTCTTTATATGCTTGGCTTTGGAACTGGCTAACTGCTTCGTTTAACATGGGGTGTGTTACACCTGTAGCACCATTAAAAGGTTCTGTACGATTTTCATACCGTACCCCAAGTAAATTCAACCCTTTTGTATATGTATCTACCCACTCACGCCTTGAAGATTTATCTTCTTCTACTTTTTCTAATACCATAGAACCTATAGCGGCTAATTCATCATCATCTATACTATCAGCTAAATTACCCATAAACCCTACGTCGGGCTTAACATCATCTTCTGCTTCGCCAAACTCTATTGAGCCATCTTCATTACGTGTCATTTCCATACCTTCAAAAGCCATTTGCTCTTCTTCAGTAGGTAATTCAACCTCTAACGGATCATCGGGCAACTTCTGCCCGACTAATGTAAATTCACGCTCTATATTGTTAAATGGATTAGGTTTTCTAGCCATTTTGTTTACCCCCTTGTATCACACGGAATCTTGGTTTTTGGTCAGGGTATAATTCTTTTTTTGCCATTTTTAACTTGGTATCTAACATAGCAAAAAAATTAGTAATATACTGCTTGTCTTGGGGGTGCATCAACATAGTCATCATAATCCTCTGGGTGTTGTATAAAACCGCCTTCGCGAAATCTTCTTAGAGCCTGTGTGCATGTATCTACAAAGTCATCATTCTCACCACTTGGAAAAGCGGCACACTCTTCAATAACTTCTTCTGCCCACCGAGTATCTGGAGCCCATACTAACCCACTTTCTAGTAAGGGCGCAATGGAGTTCACACGAGTAAATTTATCATTACCTCTACTTGGGCTATAATTTTGCACTGGTATACCCATACTTCTTAGTTCTTGGGTAAGTGGCATACCACTCGCTTTTGCCTCAATTAGGACACATTCTGGATCCCAATACTCATATTCTTCTAATGCAATACGTCGTAGTTCTGGAAAGTCCCATCGTCCACGTCGTGCATCAACTAGAATAATATTTGGTGGTCCACCTTCTTCTGGGTAAAAAACACCCCATGTTGTTATCGCACTGTAATCAGCGTTTGTCTGTTTACTAAATGCTGTATCATAACTCTGCATGACATACTGTAAAGGTGGTATATCTTCTTTTTCCCACTGCCGCCACCAATCACGTTTAAGTATAGCACTCGTTTCTGATGTGGGGTTTTGTTGCCATTGTGCTTCCCACTTGCCTACCGACAAAGAAGCTTTAACTTTTAATAATTCTTCTTTCTGCCAAAACTCCGGCCATAATACTTTATCATCATCTATTAAAGCTGGAAACTCAACTACTTCCCACTGATCTGCTAATATATCACGTGATTGCTGTTTTAATAATTTTCCCGTTAGATCTATTTCTGACCAACGTGTCATCACAATAACAATCGCACCTCCAGGTTGAAGTCGTTGCCGTGGACCACTAGTATACCACTCATACGCATTTTCTAATGCCGCAGGAGATAAGGCATCCTGTTCAGAATGTGGGTCGTCAATTATCATAAGGTCTGCACCACGTCCTGTTATTGCGCCACCCACACCAGCCGCAAAATATTCTCCTCCTGCGTGGGTCTCCCATCTTCCTGCCGCACTACTATCTTGCCGTAATTTTACTTCTGGAAAGATCTGAGAGTAATCGGCATTGTTCATCAAATTACGTACCTTACGTCCAAAACGCACAGCTAACTCACCTGTATGCGTAGCCTGTATTATCTTTAACTTAGGGTTAAGTCCCATCAACCAACTAGGTAATAAATAACTGGCAAACTCTGACTTTGTATGTCTGGGCGGCATATTCACAATCAACCGTTTAATTTTGCCTTTTGACAATGCATTAAACTTCTCGCCCATAATTTTATGGTGCTTACCCTCAATAAACTCAGGCCATACACTTTTAGTATACGACATAAAGTCTGCTCGTGCGCGATCACTCGAGATAAGTTTTTTCTGCTTCTCTAATAACATTGCATATTGGCGCAATACATCTTCGGGAATGTTTAATGGTACGTCTGCCATTCATCCATCTCTTGATTACGTGCCGCTAATAAAGCCGCTATTAAAGATATAATATCATCATCACCTAAAACAAAATGTCGCTCTGCACCATTCATATAATAAAATGATAAAGATACTTCGCCATCACTTGAACGGCTTACACCAAAATTAACTAAATCATCCTTCATAGTATCAGAATAATATAAAAATTTTCAAAGGGCAATGAACCTATGACTCATATTTCAAAAAAGGGGGGTGGGTATGTCCAAAAATTATCTGAGTGGTAACGATTTCTGGAAAACCGTGTACTGCGCTGTGCTTGTACAGGTTCGTCGCATTTTAGGGGGGTTGCCGTTTTAAACAGGCAATAATAGCGTTTTAAGGGCTAGCCAAGTACCTTTTGGCACTTGGCTAGCTGGGTTGGTTACACCGCTACAATGCTACCGTAAGCGTTGCCATACGTGCTTACTGTTTGGTTACTAATACCAAACCCACCATTTAAAATAGCAAGTAAAGCGTTTTGGTTGGCTGTACCACCAGCAGTAACGCTAGTATTATGTGTAATACCAGCACCATAAACAGCGTGCGCCTGCTGTATTTGGGTAAGTGGTATAGGCTTAAAGCTTGTTGGCACGTTAGTGTTTACAAGCTTGGCAATGTTAGCCTTTGTTATAGCTTGCCCAGTAGGTAAGCCGTTAACACATGCCCACAATATTTGCCCACGTGCGCTTATTGCGTTGGTTTTAGCATTAAGTTGCATGGCTTGCCATAGCTTGCCACCACCAAATAAAACGCCCTTGTTTACAGCGTTAGCGTTAAGCAATAAAGCTAAGTTGGCTTGCCCACCGTTAGCGTTTATAAACGCTACCATAGCAAGTGCGCTTACTGGCTGTTTAATACCATTTGCACCTTTAAAAGCAAGTGCGGCTTTTTTTGTAGTTGTAACCATAATTAAACCCCATTTTGGTTAAAGTTAAATGTAGCGGTATTGCTACACTTATTATAATAAACATATTTACATATATGTAAAGCCCTAAATTAAAAAAATGTAAAAATAAATATTGTTACTATTACCGTAAACAAATAAAAACTTAAAAGCATAATTAAACCCCATGTTAATAGTTAAGTTATAAAACCACCATAAAGCGCGATGTTTGTTTTGCAAACGCAAAGTTGTCGGCAATCGGGCTGAGTTTATTAGACACGAGGGGGGACGGACAGGAGATCAACACACTTCTTAGTGTGTCAATCCATCCATCCATCCATCAATCGTGAGCAATCCAAAAGTTATTACCAATGGAGCTCGCCTTACAAAGTATAGCCCAAACCGTCTTGTCATAAGGCTTTCGGTTTGTTTTGCAAAACTGGTAACGCTCGGTCGGTGCTTTGTATAAATAAAAACCTTCATGATCCTCATACTTTGCACCTTGCACATAAATGTGAGGGCAACGAGAATCATTATCAACCTCCCAGCGTACACCGTTTGGTTTTGGAGCTTTGTTTCGTACATAGCTTGTGAGCTCTTCCCACTGCGCCTCCGTAAAAGCTTCGTTCTGTTGCCATTTATTTGTGTAACCCATTTTCAACCTCCGTGTTAATAGTTATATTATAGTGTACCATTGGACATTAAATTGTATATAGGCATGAGTTCTTTTGAGTTCATTAGAAAACATTTTATTTGGTAACTATATATGTGACTATGCCCATATATATGAATCATCTTCATTCATCATCAATCCATCCATCCATCAAAAAAGAATGGGTGACCATCGGCCACCCATCCAATGTTGATTAGGCTGGGATTACGTATAACTCAACATAATTATTCCCCCATGTTGCTTTGGCTGATGGTGACTGCCCACCGTTAAGAGCATCTAACAAAGCGTGATATTTCTTTGCTTTGATTTTCTTATGTGCATTGTCAACATCAGTAAGGGTGATAGGCTTAGTACCAGAGTTGATTAACTGCCACACCACAAGACCACGGAGCCTAGCTTTTTTAGCACCGTCTTCTTCATATAGTGTACGCTTACTTTCAAAAGGAAATGGTTGCTCCTGTTTAAGGTCAACCAGTTTAGCGACTGGACGTATACCAACATTGTTGGGATTACCACCAGCATTTTCCTGCACGAACTTAAAGATGTCAGCAACAGTGACACCTAATTTTTTACGATCCTCAGGTATATCTTTAATACCTTGAAAAGTAACTTCGGTAGTAGCGATTTTTTTAACAGCTGATTTAGCCATGATGAGCTCCTTTCTACGAGCGTTGGTTGATTAACGTGGCACTTGCCACAATTAAGGATACCACAGGTAGCATATCAATGTAAACACCTAAGTTGTCATAATGATAACTTTA